GTTGATGCCGGCGAGGGCGCGGCGTTCTGCGTATGGGAATCCGTTGTCGGTGAGGAAGTCAGCGACGAGTGTTTCGAAGCTGGTTCCCTTTTGTTTGTTGCGGCTCATCTCGGGCCTCCATCGGTACTCGTTTGTGGCGGGCGCCACACTTGTGCATCGGTGGCCCGATGATCGGGCGATGGGTGGTGAGTGTTTGTCCGCAGTCGCGGCACCACCATTCTACCTTTTGTGACGGTTTCATGTCAGAACGGGTCTTCGGGTAGTTCCTTTGGGCTGGTCGGTGACGGCAGATCGGTCATGCCTGACGCCCAACGGAGGCTGAGTGCCACGTCGTCGGCGATGATCTGCCACTTCTTCTTCGTTTCACCCTCACGGGTGGTGTACTCGGACTCTTCGTTGCGGCCAATCACGATGACACGCTGCCCCTTGCTGAGCACAGCGCCGACGTTCTCTGCCATCTCACCGAACACGGTGACGTTGTGCCAGCTTGTCCGCTTGTTGTCGTCCCGACCGTAGTTGTCTGCGACCGAGAACTTGAGCACGGCAGCGCCTGAATTGGCGTACCGGAGTTCGGGGTCGCGTCCGACGTTGCCGATTACTGTGATCGTGTTCACTTGCTTGTCATCTCCTTGAAGGTGGCACGGAGCTTGTCCATGTCGTTGACGGTTACTTTCGTGTAGTCGACACCGGCTCGTTTGGCGACGGTGACGGGGTCAATCTTCTTATCCATGCAGGCCGCTGTGAACTTGCCGTGGAGTTCGGGGGAGATCAGGGTGTCTCCGAGGTTTGCGTCGCTCTGAAGGCCTTCTGGAGGCCTCTCAGGGGATTGTGGAGCCTTCTTCGCCGCCGCCCTCTTGACAGGCTTGGCGGGCTGGTCACCCCACTCTTCCTTCGACCACAGCGACAGGGCGATACCAAACCGCATCGCACCGTTACGTATCGCATCGGATACCAACTCTTTGCCGACATCAACCTTGCGGTCCTCGACCGAGCCGACACAGTACCGGCGGTGCCCGAGCACGGTCATCCAGAACCCTGCCTGGATCATGGTGCCCACCTTCTCGCGGGCCGGCAACCCTGCCTCATCGAACGCGACAGGTTCCAACGTCCACAACGGGTCGACTTCCAACAGAATCTTGGTGACCTCTGCGTGCCCGACGTAGTCAAGTTGGGTGCCGCCACGGGGCAGCTTGCCAACCATTGCCGGGTCAGGGACCGCATGATCCTTGACAATCTGAGACAACTTGTCGTTGTTACTCACTTGCTTCCTCCTTTGATGCTCATTACGCGATAGCTGGAATTGGTCTGATATTGGTGATGAAGGTCGGGTTGCTCCGCTGCGAATCGCTTGGCGTCGAACGAGGTCCGCGATCTGTGCTTCCAAGTGACAACCTCCCTGCCGTCGATGGTTCCTGACTCACGACCGTCGAGCACGATACCGAGCTGCGCCTTGAGTTCGTCCTCACGGTCCGTAAGTTCTTTCTTCTCGGCCTGCACCTCACGCAACGAGTCGATCAGTTGGGCGTGGTCGTCAAGCTCGATGGCACCGCCGTTGTTCGGAGCGTGTGCTGCGACCTCGGCGTAGGTCGCCTGCCAATCCTCGGGGATGACACCGACCGACACCTGTTTGCAAAACTGTCCAACAGCGGCAATATGCAATTCTTTGTCATCTTCGCCAACGTGCTGCTCGTGGATGTGCAGATCGAGGGTGCTGTCAAAGATTGCCCAGTGGATCACGTCGACCCCGGCGCACACCGCCTGGTGGACGCCTTGGAACCACCAGTACGGAGGCATGTTGGCTGGCGACCATTCCCTGTTGTATGTCTTGATTTCGACAACGATCTCAGGGTGAGCGGCAGGGCCGATGGCGTTGATTGCGTCCAACGTGGCAACCATTGAGGCGAACCCGCCCTGGTACTGGTACATCAGTTCGGGTGATACCAAGTCGATGCCGAGATCGTCGGACGCCCAGTCAATGATCACTGGCTCAAGCCGGTTGCCTCGATCCATCGCACGGGTCGTTTCGGTGACCTCTGGTTCGGCAGCCAGCTTCTCCATTGCCAGCCCGTACTTAGACTTGAAACGGTGCATGCCGTGGACCGCTGCGGCTTCGGATGCGGACACGACTGGCAAGCCGACCTCGTCACGGTGACGGATGCGGAGCCATTCGAGACTGCCGTGGGGCGGTTTGGGGACGGTTGTTCTACTCATTGGTACCTCCTAGTTGAGTTGAACGCGACTTTACGTCGGGGGTGTGACAGTCGTCAAGTCAAACCTTCATCCCAGAAATTGACGGGGAGGTGACTGACGAGACTGAACATGCGTACCACGTTCTCAAACGGGATGTGCGTCACATCCGACACCATTTCTGGGTTTTCCGCAGTGTTGACCACGGTGCCGACCAACGTCAGGAACCCTTCTTTCTTCTTGGGCCACACCCAACCCACCGAGATCGGAAGTATCTCCTCCGGTTCATAGTCCTCAGTGGTGATCCACGTTCCAGGTGCGCTGTGCGTGTCCCGCCACTGGACAACCACCATCGGCCAAGTGTCGTCGTCCTCGTCGTAAACCTCACCCATCGGTCGGATGCCCATGCCCGCCACAAGACGGGCAGCGTCGACCTTCACGGGCAGTCCACACCTCGCCACAGTTGTCGCACTCGTTGAGTCCAGTCACTTCTTACCCCGGTTGCGGGCACGATTCTTCGAAGCGTCCTCCGTCACAATCCGGCCGTCCTTGGTGTGCGACATATCCTTGCCGCCTTTCCCCATGACGCCACGCTTGCGGCGCTCTTTCGACAGCTCGGCGCGCTTCTCCCTCTGCTCCGGTCGGGCGTTGACCTTCTTGTCGGTCGCAGCCTTCTTCCGGCGCGCCTCAGGGTTGCTTCGGTAATACTTTGCGGACCGTTTTGGGTTGCTGACTCGGGGCGGTGCCATCGGATGCTCCTGTCTGGAATGCGGCGTCGAGTTCTTCTTTGGTGATCACCCCGTCGTCGGCGTAGGCGCGGGCCAGTTTCTCCACGACATGCGCGGTCGCAGAGATACCGGCCAGCACCGCCGCCTTCCACACGGGGATACCTCCGACAATCGCAGAGCCACCGATGACAGCCATCGCTGAATAGGCGAACACGGCGAGGATGCGGAGGGCTACGGACTTCATGCTTCGTACAGTTTACCTCGCCACATGCACTGGTTCTGGTGGATTGGGATTTGTTCGTACCAGAACTGGCCGTCGCCTTCTTCGTAGGTGATTACTGCGAACCCTTGTTGCCAGTCTTCCACGACTGAAAGCGGGCGTCCGTCCAAGTCGATGCCGCCCCGTGTTGAAGGAACTGCTCCGTCCGTTCTTGCGAGCGTGCCAGGGGATGCGGCCATAACGGTTTTGGCTCCGTCCCAGTCTTGTCTCGTTTTTTCCGCCCACTCCCGACGGTGAATGTGCCCGTAGACGACGCTAACCTTGCTATCCGAGAGGTATGCGTGACTGGTAGAGCCGTTGGATCGGACTTTGGTTCCGTGGATGACTTGGAGTTTCTGGTTGATCCAATAAACGGATGCCGGGTAGCCAGCCAAATACTCAACCCGACTATCAGAAAACCGGCAGAGGTAAGGTATTGAAACAACAGGCCAACCGTTCGGATCGTTACCCTTCTTGAGGCCGAACGCAGCTTTTGCGTTATCGAGTACATAGTTCACCAGCCTTTCCTCATGGTTTCCGGCGAGCCAAATGATGTCGGCGTTCGGGGCGCAGGCTCGTAACTCGGCAGCGAACGTGGTGCAACGGTCAATGGAAGCCTGCGTAGTCAAAGCAAACGCAGGGCTGAGGCGGTACTTGCCGAACTCGGGGCCGTCAAAGTTGTCCCCGACACACACCACCAGATCAGGGTTCACCTCGCGCATCACGGACAGGCACAACTCGATTGCCTTCTCGTCATGCGTCGGAACAAGCTCACCCTCAGTGCTTCTGTAATACCCGATCTGGGCGTCAGGCACAATGACAGCAGTCCGGTACCCTTCGGGCCGTACAACGCCTTTGACGGGCCTTACAGAGCATTTGACGGGCGGACCCTGATTGACCGGATTCCACTCCGGTCCGTCCTCCCAAGCCGGCGAGAACGACAACCCTGCCATATCGACAGTGTGCGCCTCACC